CCCATTCGTTGGCTGTCATTTCGCATTAATTCCATAATCAGCTTCTTTACCGGACTTTGGATCTAATGCTTTTGCGATAGGTGCAACCAACGCACCAGCCAAGATTGCAAACTCTGGTCGAATGTCAGCGACAATTGCCAAAAGAACAGTAATGCCGGAAGCAGCCACAGCTCTTAAATATGACTTAATTGCAGCCTTGTGTTTGTTTGATAGTTTCATGCGTTGCCTCCTAGTAGTGGGATATTAAAGAACTCTCCTGTTTGTTTTGGGTGGAATGAAATATGGATATGTTTTGTATGAGGATTTATGCCCCTGTATCTACGCCAACGCCAGTTTAATAGTTTGCTGGCAATATGATGATTGTGAATTACATATTTGATTCGCTTATCTGTTTTGCCAGCAATTCGGATTTGATCGGCAAGATAGGCGGATATGCCTTCGGCTTGTCCTAGATCAGCTGTAATGTCAATGGCACAAACCTCACCCGAAGGTAAGGCGTTGTGATCCGATTTTACTTTTTGATGCCTAGCGTCTGAAATCCAACCATCCGATTTCCGAGATCTATCCGCAAAACAATCATCAATTTGCTCTCGTAATTGAACAGCTGCTTTAGATAGGTAAGGCTTCATTACAACCCTAAAGCCGTCAAATCCTCAATAGTCAAACCGAGTGCTGCAAGTTTAGCTTGTGCTGCTGCTTTTGCTTCTGCTTTCAATTCGGCTTCTAGTTTTGCATCATTTTGTGCTTTCTCAACTTGTGCTTCACCTAATTTTTTAGCAGCAATTTCATCATCTGTCATTGCTCTAACGATTTCCTCGCCGGTTTCGCAGTTATAGATTTTGATTTCATACTTAGTTGTCATTATTTAACTCCGTAAAGGAAGGCTGTTCCTGATGTAAAATTGCCTGTAGAAGGAAAAATTTGAATTGAACTAATTGCGCCAGTTTGGTTATAGAAGTTCCAAGCATCTCTGAAATTCCATTGGGCTGTATTACCTGAATACACAGATAAAGAATGGTATCTAATTGCTTTCCAAGTTGTTGTGTTTGCATAATCATAGATATTTACAACAAATAAACTTTCAGAAGTTCCATTATCTGTATCATTGGAAAATGTCATTGAAGTATCATTAAATGCAACTCCTGCATAAACATCATTATTTAATCCACCACCATACCTATTGGCTGTTGTATCTGCATTTAATGTCATTTTGCAAGTTGCGCCATCACTTGCCGGCCTGTATCCTCTAACAATCAATTGCAAATTATTGTAAGTAGCAGGAATACTTCCAATTGAAATGCTGCTACCAGTTAAAGTTGTGCCACCAGTATTTATCAAAACCATGCCACCACCACTTGCAGGTGCAGCCCAAGTCGGCACACCGCCAGCAACTGTTAAAACATTTCCAGTTGAGCCAATTCCAAGTCTTGTGTTGGTGTCTGCCGTTGATGAACGATATTCAATATCGCCAAGAGTTGTTGATGGGTTTAATGCCTTAGTGGTTGTATCAACAGATGAACCAAGCGTGCGAATTGCTGCTGCGCCATCTTTGACCAATGCCGTATCATCTGGCGTTGTCCAGCCATAGTTTGTAGTAGTTGCCATTTTTCTCCTATTATCAGGCTACGATTGTAGCGTATTCCCATGTTAAAGTTGGGCTTAAAGTGTTCCACGCCTCGCCTATCGGCACAGAACTCCATCGCATAGCCACTTGGCTAAAGCTGACAGGCGAAAGGTTTATGGTCAGAAATAACTCATTAAACCGAGTGCTCCAACGCCATCCCTCAACATAACCTGAAAACTCGCCATTATTGATTTGAGTAGGTAGATCTGCAATGTTTAAAGGTAAGCCCATAAAGATGTTTAAGAGATTATCTCTATCCGAGTTATCTATCTCTGGATTGGTCATTGGAAAAGTAATGCTGTCAAATATGGGTTGCGGAAAGGCTCGAAGGCTAATGTATCGATCGGCAACCTCTTGAGCATTCGCAGCTGAGTGAATGACTGAATTAATGCTCTCTGATTTGTAGCCATAAAGAGCAATCGATGAAGCCGATGTTGCGGTCTTTTGAGATCCATAATTGTTGCCATAATTAATAAAAATGTCATTGCGAATATCAGCTGCTTTTATAGTTGTCCGCAATCCTGAACCAAGAGCGTGATTGGCAGATAAATCAACATAACCATTGGCAATCAAATAAGTCTGTCTGTGGTCAGCATCTGCATATCCAATATTGCCCTCGCTGTCCTCGTAAATATAACCAAATGCACTATTAGCAATTTGTGAAGCAATGTTATAAACAGTATCAGGAGAAGCATCTCGATTTTCCATTGTATAAAGTCCGGGCTGATCGATCTCACCTAATCCAAGATCTAAAGCGGTTGCCCAAGTTTCTGTGGCAGAATATCCTGCCCAAGTTGATGCTGCTGGCACATCATTCCAAGTCCCAGACAATACGCTTGCAAGTAGATCATAAATTTGATTGCCGTCTTCGTCTTGAGATAATGTTCCAGTATAAATTTCTTTTGCCAATTTAACGATAGATCCCATTGCAAGAATGGTGTATTGAATAACATTTGCGATTGATCCTGTTGCACCAACTTCAACAGTTATGTCAGTAATATCTCCACCAAATAAATTTACATAAGTTCCTGCGCTATTTTTGACTTGCAAACTCAAACTGTCATTTATTCCAAACGGAAAGGTTTGACCAGACAAAGCAACAACTGTGCATTGCAAATAAGATGGATTTGGCTGAGTGTAAATATCAGTTCGACCTGCTTGGTGAGTTATGTCGCTGATTGTTAAACTTGTGTATTCAGTTCCTGCAACAGTCAGTTTCCATTCTGGTGTCCAGACTGTCATTAGTTGCCTTTGATGCCGTTATTGTAGAGCTGTGGAACTGAGCGAGATGCGCTGTCATTTAATACCTTTGCAACGGCTCTTGCAGCACCTTCACTATCGATTGCTTGAACTGAAACATTATTAATAATAGTTGGATTTCCTGCACCATAAGTAAAATTCGATTTTGGAATTGATGGGGTTTGTCCAAGCATTGAACCAGTCTTTGATGGATTTGGAATATATCCAATATCTGCTCCTGGCTTAATTAAATTTACAACTCGTATTGCTTGATTCGCAAATTCAACCAATAAACCAATTGCTTCTCTAACAAATGTAATAAATCCTGAAATTATGCCAGCCACTACAGCAATTGCTTTACCAAATGATTCAGCACCCTTTTGGCTTTGATTTAGGGAGTTAGTTAATCCTTTATCGCCAGTTAATCCTGCAATAAATGCATTAAGGGCTGGGATGCCACTTTCATTTAAGAAACCAATAAACTTTTCAACTTGTGGCAATAATGCTGTTCCCAAACTTTCCTTTGCTTCATCAAATCCTACTTTTAAACGATCAATCTTGCCTTGAAATGTTTCAGCATTTGCAGCTGCTGCGCCACCATAAAGATCAGATAATTTTTGTTGTACTTCAGTAAATGAAAGAGTAGATAGTTCGGCTTTAGATAGACCAAGACCTAATCTGCCAAGAGCTGTTGTATTGCCATCCTGTGCTCTACCCAAAGCATTGGCAACAGTTTCTAGATCTAGTCCTCGACCTTTAGCAATATCTAAAGATAGGTTTAATAGTTTTTGGGCTTCATTAACATCTTTTGTCGATACGGCTAAACGCTGGAATGCTGGTCTTAATTGTTCATCAGCCACGCCTGTTGCCAAAGATGTCTTTAGGATGTAATCCTCAGTAGCCTGAATTTGACCCTCTGTTGCCCCTGTGGCGCTCTTTAAGGCAGCAGCCAACCTCAACTGTGCCTGTTCATCCTCTATCGCAGCCTTGACCCCATCAATGGCTAATTTAGTACCATACGCAACCGCAGCGGCAGCAGCAACAGCAAAGGCAGCAGCAGCCTTTTTGCCAAACTCTGAAATCTTGCTTGCATTACTTTCAACGGCATTATCAGCTTCGCCAAGTTTCTTTTTAAGATCATCAACATCAGCAAGAATTGATAATTTAAGCGTGCGATTACCGGTTGCCATTAGACCCATTCCTTAATAATGCGATCAAAACTTGCTTCCCATTTGTTAATCAATTCAGGCTGAATTCTGCGAAGGGTCGGATAGATAAACCATCCCCGACTACCTCTGCCTTGCCGTCCTGAATATGCAGGAAACTGTTTGAACTTATTTGAACCAAACTCAACACCACCCCATAGGGTTTGCGTAGTAGCACCACCTGAAAACTTTTGTCTTGCGAAGCCATAACGGAACT